TGACCCCAGAAGAAATGGACTCAAGATTGAAGTTTGTCGTTGGCTGTGTTTTGGCTGGAGTCCTGACCATCACCACTATTGGCGTTTTGTACGCTCTTGTTTTTGTCACCCAGCCCATCGGCGCTCAAGCAGAAAACGACAAGATGTTCTTTGGAGTGCTGTCCAGCGTTGCAACTTTTATCACTGGTACACTGGCTGGCTTAATGATCTCTACTGGACGTAATAAGGAAGATAAGGAAACTGAGGAATAATTATGGGAAAAGTAGCCTGGGATTACATCAAGCCCGTAGTACTGCCAAATGATTTGAAAGGAGTTACCCCTGGAAAACTGTCAGACAACCTGCTCAAGCCAATCCCTGGAGGCGGAAAACTCCACTGGCTCGCAGCCGCAGCATGGCTCGCAATGGTCGAGAAAGCAAAGGCTGACGGAGTCGAACTCAAGCCCACGAGTGCAGGCGATACCTACCGTACATACGAGTCGCAACTGGGTGCTTTTAAGCAACGCTACCAACTTGAGCCGATTGCAGGAGCAAGCACTCGCACCTTCGAGGGAAAGAAATGGTTCCTAAAGAAGGGCAATGCGCCCTTGGCTGCACCTGGCTCCAGTCAGCATAACCTCGGAATTGCCTGCGATGTGGCTAACGCTGCAGAACCAAAGCGTATCCAATGGATGATTGACAACGTTGCCAACTTCGGTTGGTCTTGGGAAGTTGTTCCCGAAGAGCCGTGGCACATCCGTTACGTTTGTGGCGATAATCCGCCACCAGCGGTTCGTGCATACATGGAAAAGAACGGCATTGCCGCACCAGCACCTGCTGCTAAAGACCCTGAAGTTGTCAAGTTGCAAGAAGCCCTGAAGGCTAAGAACTTCTACAAGGGTGACATTACAGGAGTTAAGGACGATGCAACGGATGCTGCGATCAAGGCATTTAAGGTTGCAAACAAACTTCCTGCAGACAGCGTGCCAGGTCCGAAGGTCAAGGAACTGCTCGGCATCTAATAGTTGACATGCCTACCTCGGTAGGTTACTGTACACAACCTCATCTACAAAAGGTGTTAACATGAAGACAAGTGATATTGACACCATCCTGTACTACCTACGAAAGGTCTTTGTCGGTCAGGCAGAGGCTGAAGAGTTGTTCAGGGTGATGGAAGTACTCCAAAAAGAAAAGCAGAAACTGGCTAAGAAACATGTCAAAAAGCAATCTGATCAGTGATCTGACCGCCCCATCACCAGCACCTGCCAAACAGTGCGGTATCCAAAAGATTAGGGCGACAATGAACGACGATGAACGTGCCGCATTGGACGCAGCCGTTGAGCATATCCGTGAAAAGAACAATTCTCCACGGACTATCCAAACCAGTGGTTACACTTACAAGTGGCTCACTGACGTGTTAGTTAAGCACGAATACGACGTTACTCTCCGAATGGTAGAGAAGCATACAAGAAGGATGTGTGGTTGCGATGACAATTGATAAAGAACTCCAGATGGGTCCCCCACCGTCAAGCAAGGAAGTGCTCGGCAAACTTGCCGACTTGTTTGAGCGCCAAGGCATCAACGTCGACGAGGTTGGCAAGATCAGCAGAGTTTCTCTCTATCAAAGCCTAACCAAGAACGAAGAGGGCGAAGCAGAGATTCACGATCTTGCTGGTGTCCAGTTTCAGTTCTCTCCTAAGTGGGAGTCTGGTCCAGAGTGGCCTGTCATTCAACAGGGTCCTGCAATCAAATTGCCAACTCCTAAAGTAAAGGCAAAGAAGGCAACAAGTTTTATGACTGCTGTTGTTCCGCCAGACATTCAGATTGGTTACTACCGTAACCGTGATGGAACTCTTGAGCCAACCCATGATGAGAAAGCACTTGCTGTAGCAATCCGTTTGATTGAGGAACTACAACCAGAAAGTATCATCTGTGTTGGTGACAACCTTGACTTGCCTGAGATGGGTAAGTACCTCACCACACCTGCGTACCAGCAGACTACACAGGCTGCCATTGACCGTGCCACGCTGTTCTGTGCACAGATGCGTGCTGCTGCTCCAGATGCTCGTATCGTTTGGCTTGCAGGAAACCACGAAGAGCGCATGCCTAAGTATCTGCTTACCAATGCAGCAGCCGCATACGGTTTGCGTAAGGGGCATACTCCAGAGTCATGGCCTGTTCTTAGCGTTCCGTACCTCTGCCGTATGGATGAGTTTGCTGTTGAGTACCGTCCTGGGTATCCAGCATCTGACTACTGGATCAATGAGAAGTTGCGAGTCATTCACGGTGACCGTGTGAAGTCCTCTGGCTCTACTGCCCACGTATACTTGAACAATGAAAAGACCAGTGTCATCTATGGACACATCCACCGCATTGAGACTGCCTTCAAGACTCGTGAGGACTTTGATGGTCCACGCACCATCATGGCGGCATCTCCTGGATGTCTTGCTCGTATTGACGGGGCTATTCCTTCTACTAAGGGCGGAGTAGATCTCGACGGTCGCCCACTGACACGTCATGAGAACTGGCAACAGGGAATCGGTGTCGTCACCTATGAAGATGACGGAAATCACAGGTTCACTTATGACGTTGTGCCTATTTACAACGGATGGGCGTTGTATCATGGCAAGGAATTCGTTGCGGAATAATGACCACTATCGTTGGTGTTCAAGGTGATGGATTCGCTGTAATCTGCGCCGACTCTCGCATCTCCAGTATTGATGGTGGAGGCTTGGCTCAAATAGGAACACTTCGAGAAGGATCGAGCAAGGTATCTGCTAATGGAAAATATCTACTTGGCGCTGCAGGAGATGTGCGGGCCATCAACATTATTCACCACGTATTCCAACCGCCGACGCCGCCGCCGAACCTCAAAGGAAAGAAACTTGACCAGTTCTTTACGGCGAAATTCATTCCAGCACTTAGGGAATGTTTCGACGCCCAAGGCTACTCAATCCCAGACCGTGACGACAAAGAGCACATTGCAGAGCACGGCTCGGTAATACTCGTCGCAATTAACGGAACCATCTACATCGTGGATGGTGATTACTCATGGGCTTCTGAGGCTAATAGCGTTTATGCTATTGGCTCTGGCTCGTCTTATGCGTTAGGGGCTATGCATGTCCTTACGCACAATAAGAAACAAACTGTGCAACAGGCTAAGACTCATGCACTAAAAGCCCTGGCTGTTAGTGCTAAGTTTGACCCTCATACGGGACCCCCGTATCACACATACGTTCAGGAGTATGAAACAACTAGAAAAACCCGTAAGCCTGTATAATCGGGTATCCCTACAACAGGAGACTACATGTCAAACCTTAAGACAGCACATCAGGACGCAGCCCTCAAGGGTGTTGCTCTCGGCATTCTGACCTACGCAGCAACCAAGTACGGCATTGCTGACGAGGCTATTGCCGTTGCAATCCCAGTGGTTGCAATCGCTCTGTCCGTGGTTTCAACCAAGATCGGTGACAAGAACACCGCTCTTCTTTTGAACCTTGCCCAGAAGGCAATCGAGCAAGCACCTGCTAAGAAGGCCCCAGCCAAGAAGGCACCTGCAAAAAAGAAGTAATATCGTAGATATTCTTTCTTTTCACAGAGGTGTAGCGAATGCCTATTGATTTTTGGTCACCGTCCTATCGGGCAGCATCTAGCGACCTAACCGTTGCTATCAGTCCCCTTGGGCTGGTTGAACTAGCAGACGAAGAGTTTGAAGTTCATGGACCAAGACTCAATAGGTATTCCTCTGCCTGGGCTTGGTATCTAGGACACCACTGGTCACACCGTCGTGAGATGGGTGACAACAACATCACGATGAACTACGTCCGAACTATGTCGGACTTCATTACAAACTTTTGTTTTGGTAAGGGAATCCAATTCAAAGTCCCTGAGCAGAACCAGGCAATCATTCCACGACTCTTGCATGAAGTCTGGGACAACCACAACAACAAGCACTACCTGCTGTGGCAGATGGGACAGTTAGCATCAGTTACTGGAGACTGCTTTGTTAAAGTTGCGTTTGACGAACCATACGTTGATCCTGCTGGTATGGTTCATAACGGCAGGATTCGTGTGCTCCCTCTTAATCCTGCCCACTGCTTCCCCGAGTACCACCCGCACGACAAAGAACGACTCCTTCGTTTTAAACTCAAGTATCGTTTCTGGGGGACCTCACCAGAAGGTACTCGTCAGGTTTACACCTTTACGGAGATTCTGACTGACAGCACCGTTCAGCAATTCATCAATGATGAGTTGGTTGACGAATACGAGAACCCGTTGGGCATGGTTCCTGTTGTCCACATCCCGAACATTACAATCTCTTCATCGCCTTGGGGTCAGTCGGACATCTGGGACATCATCCAGTTGAACCGTGAACTCAATGAGAAGATGACTGAAGTATCGGACATCATCAACTACCACGCTGCTCCTGTAACGATTATTACTGGCGCTAAGGCAAGCCAGTTGGAGCGTGGACCAAAGAAAGTTTGGGCAGGTCTGCCTAAGGATGCTCAGGTGTTTAACCTTGAGTCCCGTGGTGAAATGTCTGGTGCGCTGGAGTACATCCAGTTCATCAAGCGTTCCATGCACGAAATCACTGGAGTTCCTGAGACTGCACTTGGTCAGTTCCAACCAGTATCTAACACTTCGGGTGTGGCTTTGGCTATTCAGTACCAGCCATTGATGAACCGTTACCAGATGAAGAAGGTTCACTTTACCAACGGTCTCGAGAAGTTGAATGAAATCATCATTCGTACTGCCGCTGTGTTTATGCCCGAACTGCTGATCTACGATCCCTCACAGTCGGCTATGCCAGAGCCAGACCAGTTGACGCAGTTGGACCCCAATGATCCAAACACGTACAAGACCACGATCCACTGGCCTGAGCCGCTGCCTGTTGATGCCCTCATCAAACTGAACGAGATCCAGTCCAAGATGGCATTGGGTCTTGAGTCTAAGCGTGGCGCTCTGAAGGCTCTTGGCGAAGAGTTCCCGAACGAGAAGATGATTGAGATTTTTGAAGAATTACGAGATGATGCCCTTGACCAGGGTGCGCTTGATATGTTGC